TCGCTGTTGAGGGTGGCGGGTATCGTCACCAGTCTCAGCTTGTGGGCATGCCTCGGAAGAATGGGAAATCGGCGCTGGGTTCTGTCATTGCGCTTTATGGTTTGATTCTTGGGCCTAAGGGCGCGGAGGTATATTCGGTAGCGGCAGAGAAGGAACAGGCTCGGATTGTGTTCGCTGATGCTAAGCGAATTGTTGAGAGTTCTAGTGAGCTGTCTGGCATTACGAAGCTGTATCGTGATGCGATTGAGTTGCCTAAGTTTGGGTCTGTTTATCGGGTGGTGTCTGCTGAGGCGTATTCAAAAGAGGGCCTTTCGCCTACGCTTTGTTTAGTGGACGAGGTGCACGCAATCGGAAACCGCGATTTATGGGACACCTTTTCTTTGGCTATGGGTGCGCGTGGAAAGATGTCTACGATGATTGGTATTACTACTGCTGGGGTAAAGGCTGACAGAACAGGGCGCGACTCGATTGCCTATTCGCTCTACCAGTATGGGCAAAAGGTTGCGCGTGGTGAGGTGGATGACCCTAGTTTCTTCATGGCGTGGTGGGAGTCAGCGGAAGAAGCCGATCATAAGAACCCTGAGACTTGGATACAGGCGAACCCTGGGTTTGGGGACTTGAACGCGGTGAGCGACTTCGAGAGTGCTGTGAGGCGCACCCCTGAGGCTGAGTTCAGAACGAAGCGTTGTAATCAGTGGGTGAGTTCGCAGATGTCGTGGCTGCCTACCGGATCGTGGGAGGCGTGCGAGGGTGAGTTTGTGGTGTCACCTGATGATGAGATTGTGTTGGGCTTTGACGGGTCGTTCAGTGGGGATGCCTCGGTGATTGTGGGTGCGGTTGTGCCTAAGGATGATGAGCCGGTGAAGGTGTTTCTGGTGAAGTCGTGGGAGAAAGATTTGAACATCCATGATGATGATTGGCGTGTGGACATTGCTGAGGTTGAGCAGACTGTTTTGGATTTCTGTCAGGCTCACCCTAAGGTGCGTGAGGTTGCGTGTGACCCTTTCCGCTGGCAACGTTCGATGCAGGTTTTGGAGGATAAGGGTGTGCCGATTGTGGAATGGCCTAGCACCTCGGCCCGCCGAATGGTGCCTGCCTGTAGCAAGGTGTTTGATGCTGTGATGGAGTCGAGGCTTATCCATGACGGGAACCCGATACTTGCCAGACACCTCAGCAACGCGGTTACAAAGATTGACAACATGGGGCCACGCATTGTGAAAGACTCAAGAAACAGCCCTAGAAAGATAGATGCAGCGGTTGCTTTGGTGATATGCGTAGATAGGGCACTCACAGGCGCTAAACTAGAACCAGTGCCTGAATTCTTTGGATAGGTGTGATGGTCAGTTCAACTTTGCAAATAGTAGGCGCAGCGACAGTCGTTGCAGGCGTGATGCTCATTTCTGTCCCTGTGGGGCTTGTGGTGGGTGGCGCTGTTCTAGTTTTACTCGGATTAGCTTTGGGGCGATAAGTGGTATTCAACAAACTGTGGGAAGATAGGGCAATTAGTTTTCAGTCAATTTGGGAGACTGGTGATGACGTTGCTTTGGGTAATCAGTCAGGCACTCACATTGATGAGGCGAACGCGCTCACCATTGCAGCGGTTCACTCTGCTGTGTCTCTGATCGCTGACACTGTTAGCACTTTGCCGGTGGATTGTTTCTTTCGTTCTGATGGCAACCGTAGACCTTTCCGGCCTAAGCCTTCATGGGTGGGGCAACCTGATGTGAACTTCAACGGGCACGCTGTTTTCTATAACAGTCTCCTGGTGTCGCTCCTGGTGGATGGTAACGCTTTCGTGCGGGTGTTCAGTAACCGCGCTGGCGAGGTTGTGAACCTGGTTGTGTTGAACCCGAACACTGTGGAGATTACCCGCAACCCTAAGGGCTTGCTGGTGTTCACTGTGCAGGGCGAGGACAGGCCACTAACCTCGGAGCAGATTCTTTACATTCCTGACTTGTTGCGCCCTGGTACGGTGCGCGGCGTGTCGCGGGTTCACGCTTTGAAAGAAAACCTGGGGCTGTCTAAGGCGTTGGAACTTTACGCGGCTACCTTCTTTGGGCAGGGCACAACCTTGCAGGGTGTTATTGAGTACCCTGGGGCGCTGACTTTGGAGCAGGCTGATTCTTTGCGCGGTTCATTCGATAACGCTCACAAGGGGTGGCGTAAGAGTGGGCGCACAGGGATTCTCAGCGGTGGTGCGAGCTTCAAAGCGACACAGGCAGACCCAGAGAAGTCTCAAGCATTAGAGGCCCGCAGAATGGCTGTGGAGGATATTGCGCGGATTTGGCGGATACCGTCACACATGCTGAACCTGCCTGGCACGAACACTTATTCGAGCGTTGAGCAGAACATGCTTGGTTTTGTGACTCACACGTTGCGCCCTTATGTGACAAAGATTGAGGATGCGATGAGTTCTCTTATGTCGCGTTACCCTGGCGGCGCTGAGAGTTTTATCAAGTTCAACATGAACGGTTTGCTTAGGGCTGACATTCAGAGCCGGTTCAGCGCGTATAGCACTGGGTTGCAGTCTGGGTTCCTGGCGATCAATGACGTGCGCCGCTTGGAGGACTTATCACCACAGGAGGGCGATGCTGCAAGCGCGGTGCGTGTCCCATTGGCGAACGTGAGCTTGTCTGAATCTGGTGTGAAGGCGCAACGCGAGAAGATTCAAATGGTGCGCGATCTGGTGTTTGCTGGGTTCGACCCCGCCGAGGCTATGGAGATGATTGGGTTGCCCGCTGTGGCTCACACTGGTTTGGCTTCAGTGCAGTTGCAGGGCGTGGCACAGGTAGACCCTGAAAATCCTGATTCGGTGTATAAAGATGCGGTTACTTGATGACAGAAGCCAGAGAACTACCGGACAACTACCGGCCCGCCACTAGCGAGGATGTGCCCGAGGGTCGCGCTTGCGGTAACTGTATCTTCTTCAATGAGGAGAAGCTGGATGATGAGGGCCGCGCTTATTGTGAGCGCTGGGATGACTATGTTCAGGGCGGGCATTATTGCAACGCTTGGCAGGGGGAAGATGAAGCCCGCGTGGATTCCGAACCTGCACCGGCAGAGGATCAGATTACCGGCTCGGATAAGAACCCCGATGGTTCTGCTTCAGGCGCTGGCGGGGACATCAAATTATCCGAGAGGACTGAGACTGCTCTGCGAAACAAAGTTTCTGAACATAATGAGCAAATGGAAGCTGATGACAAGCCCGCCTACACTCGCACCACTTATGGGCAACTAGCCGCGGTGTACCGCAGAGGTTCTGGCGCTTATTCAAGTTCACACCGGCCTGGGGTTTCCCGCGCTGCATGGTCTATGGCGAGAGTGAACGCTTACTTGTATCTGTTGCGGAACGGGAAACCCGAAAACGCTAACTACATAACCGATTATGACTTACTACCTGAGGCGCACCCGAAAAGCACCCGCTCGGTAGAGCAGGGTGAGGTTGAGAACCGCGATGTGGATTTGACACCACCGGCTTACATGCGTGCGAGTGCCCGCAGAGGGCTTGAGTGGCATTCTGAGGGACTTTCCGGCGATGGTCTACTGGATAGGACTGTGCGAGAAGCTAGGGCGTTAGAGAGCGGTTCGGTAACAGCGGATAAGTGGGTTCGGTTGCGTGCTTTCCTTGCACGTCACATGGTGGACTTTGATGCACCGGCAGCTTCCCCTGACAGCGATGACTTCCCCAGCCCTGGTGTTGTGGCAATCGCTTTGTGGGGTGGAGGCACCTCCCGCCGATCAGCGCAACGCGCTATGGACTATGCCGAGGGTGTCATTGGTAGAATAGAAGAAGAAAATGAAGGCCGAGCTAAGGGGCAAGCATTGAGCAAGATGGAAACCCGCGTTACCGTTACCGATTTTGAGGTGCGCGAAGAAGCTGACGGGATGCACCTGACCGGGTACGCGGCCCGTTTCAACGAGGCATCAGAGCCTCTACCGTTCAGGGAATACATTGCGCCTGGCGCTTTCAAGCGTTCCCTGCAATCCCGCAACGATGTGAAACTACTTTGGAACCACGACAGCTCCACTGTGTTGGGTTCCACTCGCAGTGGAACTTTGAAGCTGACTGAGGATGCACAGGGTTTGCGAGTGTCTGCCACGTTGCCCGAAACTCAGGCGGGGCGCGATGCTAAGGTGCTCATTAACCGTGGCGATGTCACAGGATTTTCCTTTGGTTTTACTGTGCCTTCAGGTGGTGACTCCTGGAATGAGGATGGCAGTGAGCGCACGTTGAACGCTGTTCGCCTGATGGAGGTTTCCACTGGTGTCGCGTTCCCCGCATACCCCACGACCAACGGCACCGCTTTGGTGCGCGGCTGGGACAAGGTTGCAGAACGGGCCAATGTGGATGCTGATGCTTTGGCTGATGCGCTGTTGAAGATTGAGAGTGGCGAGGACATCAGCAGTGATGACCGGCAACTCATTACGACTGTGTTGGATAAGCTGTCACCTGTGGAGCAGGTCGAGGAGTCTAAGGGTGATCTGGACATGCTTGCTTTGAAGAAGAAGAAGCTCGAACTTTTGATGGGACTCTAATGCCTCGTAAAGATAAGTATGGAAAAGGCGGGAAGCGTAAATGATGGCTGCTAGGGATGACATTAAGAAGGCTATTTTGCGGGTTGCTGGCGATCCGGTTTCGGGGGCGATTGCTTCGCTTGCTGATGAGATGGCTGATGCTGTGGTCGCGTTGGATGATTCTTCTGCTGAGACACCGAAGAAGGTGAAGCCTGCTAGGGGCACTGTTCAGCAGGCAGAGAAAGAAACTCGTGTCATGGAGGCTGTCGAACAGCGCTAACGAGTTTCCCCCTGCCGATTTCCCTTCGTTATTCCGGCAGGGGGTTTTCTCATTCCTGGGGCAAGTTTGTGTTTGGGGTTGCGCTCATTGTGTATATGATATACACTTTAGGTAACAACAACGAAAGGGAAAACAATGAACAAGCAAATTACCAACAAGGAGTTCAACCAGACCAAGCGCGAACTCGCTCACTATTTATCATGGGAAACCGATGTCAGTAACATTGAATCGGCCCTGATGCTTTGGTCAAACTTTCAGGCAGAATCTCAGAAAGGAGCCCTCGCCTCCAACTGGCAGGAAGCGCAAAGGCTTTTGCTTCAGGTAATAATTGAGTATGCGGCCTAGTTACAAATCAGAGAGCCCCCTCTACGGAGGGGGTTTTCTTTTGCCCACAGTAAAGACACGCCTACCTTATACAATGGGAGTACCGGATTTGTGCGTTACCGCTGCTGGTAGTAGTTGAGTGTCACCACCACTGCGAAACAAACTAATCAAACTATTGAAAGGGCATACTATGTCTGAGTTCATCAAGACTCAGGAAGAAGCCCGCGCAAACCTGACAATGCAAATCCGTGAAGTTATTGACGGTGCAGAAGCAGACTCGCGTGGACTTGACTCCGCTGAGTTGGAAAAAATTGACCGTATCGAAAGCGACATCCGCAAAGCTGATGAGGCGCTTGAGGTTGCACGTCGTTCCGCTGACCGTCTCGCACAGGCTTCTGAAGCTTCGCGTGGCCTTGAGGTTGTCGAGGAAGCACGCGGCGCAGCCGATGTGTTCCGTTCGATGGCTCGCGGTGAAATCCGTGGACATGACTTCACGATGGAAAAGCGTGCCACGCTAGTTCCTTCTGCGAACACTGTTCCTGTGGACTTCCTTGACCGCGTTTACGCGCTCGCTAAATTGGTTGGCCCTTACTTGGAGACCTCTGAGGTATTCAACAGGGACTCAGGATCAGATTTGCGGGTGCCCGTAATGACGGCCTATAGCACTGCAACGGAAAGCGCTGCTGGCGCTGCCATGGATGAGTCCGAGAACACTTATGGTTCTCTCCTCCTCCAGCCTGCCAAGCAGGGCTTCATCGTGAAGCTTGCTAACGAGCTGATTAGCGATGCTGGATTCGACATCGAAAGCTCGATTATCGAAAATGCGGGCGTAGCAATCGGAACGCGCGTGAACACCATCGTGAACACAGCAGTTGAAGCTGTTGCTGGCGCTGGCGTAACCGCCGCTTCAGCCACGGCTATCACCGCTGACGAATTGATAGAGCTCTGCTTCGCTCCCGATGGCATGGTTCGACTTTTGCCAGGGACCGGATTTATGGTTGCTCCTAGCACCATGGCTCTGATCCGTAAGCTGAAGGATTCGGATGGTCGCTACATTCTCGACCCAATCGTTTCCTCGGTGGATGGCAACGCAAGCGCTACTCTGCTTGGGTTCCCCGTTTACGAAAACCCTGCTGTGGATGCAGCTACCACTGGAAACCAGGCCGCGTTCTTCGGTCACTGGCCTTCGGTGAAAATCGCAACCACCGGACTCGCAACAAGCGTTTCCACCGATGCGTACTTCGCAAACGACATCACCGGCTATAGGTTCACGTACCGCATCGCCGCCGGCGTGGCTAACGGATCCTCGCATATAAAGAAACTGACAATGGCCTAAGCCTTATCGGTTCAAGGAACCCCTCCCCGCCTGTCATGGGTGGTGGGGGGTTTCTTATTTCTCCCAATAGGTTTCGAGGTACTGATTTACATAGGTGCCAAAGTCACTGCCTGGGATGAGGCGGGTGGTGAGGCGCTCATGGTTGTCAATGCGGGTGATGGTGTCTGCAACTTTGCCCCACCTGTAGGCGAGCGTTTCCCTGCGCTTCTGGATTTCTAGGGTTTCCCCGTGAGGGTAGTAGTCCCAGGGTTCGGTGTAGTCCACTGCTTCAGTCCAGTCACCACAGGCGATGAGCGCCGCCATTGCGTGCCCAACGTGTTTGATGGAGCATTCGTCACGATCACCTATGCGCCAGATGGCGTTGAGTTGCTGGTTGAGGCGGTGGATGTTTTGCTGGTCTGTGCGCTTTGAGAGGTCACACTGGCGTTCTGTTGTCATGCTCATACTGTATAGCCTACACACTCATTGTGCAAACACAAACCAGGCACACTGCCCGCGATAGAATAGAACCTGGAGGATTACATGGCTATTGAGAACGGTTACGCGCCACTTGCCGATGTGAAGGCTGCTTTGCGTATTACAGACACAGTGGATGACGGCCTACTGGAGATAAGCATTGAGGCTGCATCGCGTGAGATTGATGGGTTCTGCGAGCGCTTCTTCTACTCGACAAGCGCCACAAGGGTTTACCTGCCCACCGATTCACTGACAACCCACACCGATGACATTCAAACGGTGACAACTTTGAAGGTGGACACTGCCGGTGATGGCGTGTTCAATCAGACTTGGACAACCTCGGACTTTCAACTTTCTCCCCTGAATGGAATCGCGGGCGGTATTGAGACACCCTTCAACACTGTGAGCGCTGTGGGTGATTACTTGTTCCCGATTTATCAGCCCCGCAACGTGGAGGCTCAGCAGGCTTCTGTGCAGATCGTGGGCGTGTTCGGTTTCGCTTCTATCCCTACAGCGGTGAAGCAGGCGTGCATCATTCTTTCCATGCGCCAGTTCAAGCGGTACGACTCCCCAACGGGTGTGATGGGTTTCGGAGATTTGGGCGTGATGCGGGTGGGTCGGGTGGACCCTGATGTCGAGAAACTTTTGATGCCCTTCAGGAGAATGAGAACCGCGTGAGCATCAGCACAATTCGTGACGGCTTAGCAACTAACCTCGCAACGATTTCGGGGCTGAGAACTAAGGCTGACATTCCTGACAACCCGTCCCCACCTGTGGCGGTTGTGTCCCTAAACAGTGTTTCTTACGATCAGGCTTTCAAGCAGGGTCTGGCACTTTACAACTTCACCATCACTGTGATTGTGGGGCGCGTGTCAGAACGCTCCGCACAGGCCAGGTTGAACGCTTACGCCTCTACTGGGGCGGGCGGGGTGAAGAACGCAATCCAGTCAGATAAGACTCTCGGCGGGGCTGCTTTCGATGTCAGGATGCAGGAGATGACTAACATCGGTGCGATAACATTAGGTGAGCAAAGTTATCTGGCAGCTGAGTTTTCAGTTGTCGTTTACGCAGAATAAGGAGACATTGTGGCAGTTTTCGCAGCTACAGATTTTGACATTACTATCGGGGGCACTGACTTCAGCGCCAGCCTAGCTGCTCTGACCTTAGATATAAGTAGGGAGCAGCTTGAAACGACAGCCTTCGGCGATGCTGCGAGAACGTATGTCGCGGGCCTTCAGGAGGCTTCGGTCACGTTGAGCTTCCACCAGGACTTCGCGGCCTCGGCTGTGGATGCCACCTTGCACGCGGCGCTTGGGACTGAGGTCGCTATCGTTCTCAAGCCCACCTCAGCTGCTGTTGGTGCTGGGAACCCCAGCTATTCCTTCAACGCTTTGGTTACGCAGATCACCCCGTTCAGCTCGAACGTTGGAGACCTTGCCACACAAGATGTGACCTTCCCCGTATCAGGAGCAGTTACCCGCGCCGTAAGCTAGTTAGTGCTAAAGTTTGAGGTATGAACTTCAATCTTCTAGTAACTTTTCTTGATGGTACAAACCGCGAGGTCAGTGGCATTGCTGCTGACCTTGTGGCGTTTGAGGCGCACTTCGATTTGAGTGTGGCCCGCCTGAACGCTGACATGAAAATCACGCACTTGCTGTGGCTGGCGTGGCATGTTCTGAAGCGCACTGGTGAGAGCAAGCACACGTTCGATAAGTGGGTTGAGTCTGTGGAAGGCGTGGAGGCCTCTAACCCAAAATAATGCAGGGGCTGGGGGAGACTTCAGCTCATTGGCTTATTGCTCAGATTGCGGTTGAGACTGGCATCAGCCCCACTGAGTTGCTGGCGTTAGAACCTCGGATGTTGTTCACGCTTGAACGCGCCCTGGTCGCTAAGGCTAATCAGTCTAGGAAGCCACGCAAGGGCAGGCGATAGAATAGAAGCAGGATTGGAGTTCTGTTGCTGTCTACAAAGATGCGTGTCACAGGGTTGAAAGACACTGTTGCGACTTTGCGCAAGATGGACAATGAGACTCAGAAGCGGTTGCGTAAGGATATGCGTGCCGGTATTGCTGCCACTGCGCGTGAGATCGCTAACACTGTGGACTCTACGCCTCCCCTGTCTGGTATGGGGCCAAACACTCGCAGGGGCGGGAACCCTGTGAATGGTGTGACTCGGTGGACTGGTGTGCCAAAGGCTGGGGTGCAGTTTAGGACTGGCGGGGGCAAGAGCAGGCGTATTCTGTCTATGAAGTTCACTGGGGCTCAGGGCGGGCTTGGTTTGATTTACGCTGAGCTTGCAGGTTCGAGCAGGAGGCCTGGGAGACAGTTCACAAAGGTTTATGAGCGCAACGGGATTCCTGGGTTCCAGCACGCTGTTCGCGGTCAGGGTGCGGCTTTCAATGAGGGGATTAGAAAAAAAACGGGTATCAATAAGCGGGGTGGTTTCTTCCTTTACGATGCTGCAATCAAGCGGGCGGGCAGTATTGAAAGACAGGGCAGAGACTCTGTCAATAAATATATGAAGGATGCTAACGCCGCGATCAGGAAAGCAAGGTTCGGTTTCTAATGGCTATTTTTATTCCCCTAGTTACTAAGTTTGATGATAAGGGTCTGAAGGGCGCTAGGAAGGCGCTCGCTGGTTTCAGTAACTTTGCGACTGATATTGCTCGGGTGGCTTCTGCTGCTATTGCTGGGGTGGCCGTTGCGGGCGTGCGTGAAGCGGCACAGTTCGAGACTAGCTTTGCGAAGATTCAGGGTTTGGTGGGTGTTACCGCTGATGAGATTGGTGTGCTTGAGGAGGCGGCGAAAAGGCTAGGCCCAGAGTTCGGAAAGAGTGGGATAGAGGCTGCCGATGCGCTGTTCTTTATCACCTCGGCTGGTTTGCGTGGCGCTGAGGCCACAGAAGTTTTGGAAGCTTCCCTGAAGGGTGCCGCTATCGGCCTGGGTGAGACCAAAACTATTGCTGATCTTGCCACCTCAGCCATGAACGCCTTTGGCGCTGAAAACTTGAGTGGTACTAAAGCTGTAGATGTTTTGGCTGAAGCCGTCCGGTTGGGTAAAGCTGAGCCTGCTGAGTTTGCTGATGCGCTCGGCATGGTGTTGCCTATTGCTTCTGAGATGGGCATTTCATTCGATCAGGTGGCTGGTTCTGTTGCAGCCATGTCAAAGACTGGTTCTGATGCGCGGGTTGCAACTACTCAGCTCCGCCAGGTCATGGCAACCATATTGAGTCCCACTAAGGGGGCTAATGATGCATTAGAAAGCATGGGTCTTTCCGCGCAAGGTTTGCGTGACCAAATCAAGGAAGAAGGATTGCTTTCAACGCTGGCAACCTTGAAAGATAGGTTTGGCGATAACGAAGAAGCCGCATCCTCTGTTTTTGGCAACATTCGCGCCTTGATGGGTGTTCTCGACCTGATGGGTAAAAACGCAGAAGATAACGCAAACATCATGCGCCTGATGGCTGATGATGTGGGTGTACTCGATGAGGCGTTAGCCATAACCTCTGAGACTTCAGAGTTTAAGTTCAATAAGGCGATGGCTGGGGCTAAGGCTATCCTGCTTGAAATCGGTGTGGCTTTGCTGGAACGGCTACAGCCCTACCTTGACAACTTCCTTCAGTTCATGGAGGACAAGGGGCCGGTTATCGAACAGATGTTCGACAAGATTTTCGGGGTCGTGGAGGTACTCACTGGGAAGCTGGGTGAGCTTGGTGAGGCCATCATGCCGGTTGTGGTGGATTTGTTCACTAATGAGGATTTCATGTTTGCCCTGGAGCGTATCGGGGAAGCCTTCATCGGTATCGTGAATGAGGTTATTAAGTTCATTGATTCTGACCTGGGCACCTTCTTGCTGAACCTTACTAGCGGTGTCATTGTGGGCGGTATCACAACGCTTGCGGGGGCGCTTGATTTCTTGAATGATGTTCTCGTGGAGTTCAACCGGCTCCTGTCTGGCCCTGTGCGACAGACTGACATTCTAAAGGGCTTATCTTTCGGTGAGGTCACGACTGAGATGAGGCGCGGCGGTATCGAGGGCAGCCCAGGGTATTTGGGTTTTGCCACTGGTGGTGTTGTGATGCCTCAGCCTGGCGGTGTGTTTGGAAGGCTTGCTGAGGTTGGGCAGCCTGAGGTGGTTATCCCGCTGGCGCAACTTGACTCGATGCTTTCTGAGGGTGCCACGAAGTCCACAAGCAAAAAGGCGGTTTACAACATTACGGTGAACGCTGGGATGGGGTCTAACGGGGCGCAGATTGGTGAGCAGATTGTGACAGCGATCAAGCGTTATGAGCGCACTTCTGGCCCTGTGTTTGCGAGTGCCTAATGGCGGTCACTGTTGAGCTTGGCCTGTCTAAAGCTTTCACCCTTGATGATTCTGTCGCTGGGGTTATCGGTTCGACCGAGTTTGTTTTAGGCGGCGTAGATTTCGTAGACGTAACGTCCAAGGTGCGCGGCCTGAGCATCAGCAGGGGCAAGAACCGCGACCTCGACAGGTTCAACGCGGGCGCTTTGAGCATCAGCTTCAATAACACGAACCGCGACTTTGACCCTCTCTATACTTCTTCACCTTACGCGGGCAACATTGTGCCGAGGCGGGAGGTGCGGGTGAAGGCTGATGGGGTCACACAGTATGTGGGGACTGTCACTGACTGGAACCTTGCCTATGATGAGAGCGGGCAGTCCATTGCACAGCTTGAGGCGGCTGATGGTTTCACCTTCTTGGCGCAACAGGTTCTCACTGCGGGCACTGCTACGGGGCAGAAGTCTGGGGCGCGGGTGAGCGCGGTTCTCGATATGGCTTCAGTGGATTGGCCTAGTGATGAGCGAGACATTGCCACAGGTGCTTCCACGCTCGGCACTGACACGTTTGCCGGTAACGCCTTGACCTACTTGCAGAAGGTGGAACTGTCCGAGGGCGGTTTGTTGTTTATTGATAAGCAGGGGCGGGTGGCTTTCAAAGACCGGCTCAGCACACCCACAACGGGCAGTGTCACTGTGTTTGCGGATGATAATTCTGGGATTCCGTTTGCGCCTGCACAGGTTGAGTATGGGATTGAACAGTTGTATAACCAGGTAACGGTGACTAACGGCACTGACAGTTCCACCGCTAACAATGCGCTATCCCAAACCCGTTACGGGATTCTTGAGCATGATGTGAACACTTTGCTTTCTGATGCCACACAGGTGAGCGGGTATGCGGATTTTCTCGTGGGGCGTTACGGTGAACCTGAATACCGCTTTGCTCAGCTCGCCATTGATATGAGCAACCTGACTGCGTTGCAGAAAACTTCCATGTTTGCCCTTGACATGGGTTCGGTTATTCAAATCAAGTTCACCCCGAACAGCGTGGGATCAGCCATTGAGCGTTATGGGCTTGTAATTTCACTGGGGCATGAAGTGACCGCTGATGACCATATTGTCACTGTGGGGGTAGGCTCGTTGCAGACCTCACTCTTTGTCTTGGATGATGCGGTGTTTGGTAAACTTAGCGGAGCAGGCGTTCTAGCCTTTTAGTATTTAGGAGATATTTTGCCGAGAGAAGTGTTTGTTGCCGGTCAGGTTTTGACCGCTGCGGAACTGAACGTTGTGTCCGATCAGTCTGTGATGGTGTTTGCAGATTCTTCCGCACGCAGCACTGCAATCTCCTCCCCTTCTGAGGGGATGGTCACTTACCTTGAGGACAGTAACGCTGTTGAGGTGTATAACGGTTCAGCTTTTACGGGTGTTGGCCAAGGTTCTATTTTGCAGGTTGTGTCTACAACTAAGACGGACACTTTTAGCGCATCGTTGGCTACGGCGGTCTTTACTGAAATCACGGGTTTGACCGCGGCCATTACGCCAAGCAGCACTTCTAGCAAGATTTTGGCTATGGTCAGTGTTTACGGCGGGAACAGCATCACAAGTAGACAAGGTAGCTTTGCCTTGAAACTACAAAGAGGCGCTACCGATATTGCTTTGGGGGGCACTGACGGCTCTCGAACCAGCGTGACCGCGCACACGTTGAATTCTTTAGATGGTACCGGAAATTCAACAACAGTAGCTTTTCAATTCTTGGACAGCCCTAGCACAACCTCCGCAACTACCTACTCTGTCGAAATCGGTAACGTTGCCAATTCGACCTCAACGGGAACTTTTTATGTGAACAGGGGCGCGGTAACCGCCGATAACAACCGGGTTGCTAGGACCGTTTCTACTATTACCCTCATGGAGGTGGCAGGCTAATGGACATTTCAACGATTCTTAGTAAGCGTTACCCTGATGCTGAGTGGACTCTGAACGGTAACGACTATTCGGGGCTGAACTGGCTGGGTGACACACCGAAACCTTCCCTTGAGGAGCTTCAGGCCGAGTGGGCACAGGTTGAGTATGAAGTGGCGTATGAGGCTGTTCAGAAGGAACGCCAGACCGCATACCAGGCTGAGTCTGACCCTGTGTTTTTCAATTTTCAGCGTGGGGAAGTTGCGGAGCAGGATTGGTTGGATGCGGTTGAGGCTGTAAAGAGTGCTCACCCGTACCCTGTTGACCCCTCAGCGGTTGTGTAATGCGGCTGAGCAAGCCCTGGCCTGCTGACAAGAAAGAACGTAGCGGGTTCGGTTACCGGATTCACCCGATAAATGGCAGACGGCAACTGCACCGAGGCATTGATGTTGGCGGGCAGTTCCCTATTAGCGCACCGGCTACTGGTGTGGTCGTGCATATTGGGTGGAGTCCTAACGGTGGTGGGCACACGCTCATCCTTGATCATGGGGACATTCACACCGCTTACTATCACCTACGGGAGGCAACCCCTCTGAGACTGGGTGAGCGGGTAGCGCCCGGAGCGTTCTTGGGAACCAGCGGAAGCACCGGCGCAAGCACCGGAAATCATTTACATTTTGAGGTGAGGACTCGCAAAACTTGGGGCACTCAGGTAGACCCTCAGCCTTACCTTGTGAGCAACAACCTGGGAGCAAAGCCTGCCCTTCGTGTGGATGGTCGCATGGGGAAAAACACCTGGCGGGCATGGCAGACACAACTTGCGGAAGCAGGGCACTACAAGGGGCGCGTAGATGGCAAACCAGGTAGCTACACTTACCGCGCTATCCAAAGAGCTGTGGGTGTCACTGTCGATGGTCAGATGGGGCCACAGACCCGTAAAGCTGTGCAGGAACAACTGCACAACTGGGGCTACTACATAGGCAGGGTGGATGGCGTGTGGGGTCGAGTGACTTACAGGGCAATCCAGCGTTCTCTCAATGATGAGCGGTGGTGTTGCTAATGACTGAGAACACTGACACTGTGGCGGTAAAGGTTTCGATGAAAGATATTTATCTTGAGGTTCAACGGCAGGGCCGGTTGCTTGAGAAGATCGCTAACAGTCTGCCTGACTCGGAGGACAAGATTGATGACCATGAAAACAGGCTTCGCAAATTAGAGATGAGGGTTGGGTGGGCAGTTGGTGGCTTCGGGTTGCTGGCGGCACTCGCACCGTTCTTGACAAAGTTGGTGGCGTAATGAAACCCTCGTGGAAGATTAGGCGGCGTTACATTTTCGTTGCGTTTGTGCTGGGTTCGCTGATGTTAGTCACTGGAAGTGTGGCAACGCTGATGAACAATGACTCAGGCACACGCGATTTGATTACGGGTGGTGTAGCGCTCATAACCCTTCTACTTTCGAGCTATATTGCAGGAAGTGTTTTTGAAGATATAAAGACAGGGGAACAAGATGGATAAGTTGAAAAGTTATTTGCAGTATTCGGTGGAGCGTGCCATCAAGACTGTGGCGCAGACTGCGATTGCTGTGATCACGGGTTCGCAGGTTTTGAATGTCATTGATGTGGACTGGGGGCAGGTTGCGGGTATTGCTGCGCTTGCCGGTGTGATGTCTTTGCTCACTTCGGTGCTTGTGTATGACAAGGCTGGTGCCTAATGGCTGACCTTGATTTGCTTGAGGAAGTGAATGGGTATGCTTGCCCGATTGATCCTGCTGAAGCGCTGCTCTGTGATTCCTGCCAGTAGTTAGCTGTTTACCCAGGCGTACACTGTGCGCCTTGTAACGCCCGCTTTTTTAGCGAGCGACATGATGTTCTTGTTGTCCTGATAATCGGCTTCTACGCGCCTTCTCAGCTCTGTGGTGACGGTTTCTAGGCGCTCTGTTTGCCATGCCCGTAAGTCTGCGAGCTGTTCGGTACTCAGGTCGCTTATGTCGTAGCTGTCTGTTCTAATCATGCTTACACTATACACACCCTGGCTGGGTGTTTTGCTTTTCTGTGGTTATGCTATACACTTTTAGCAACGCCTAACGAAAGGGAAAATCATGGGCTTATACAAGAACATTGATGCGGCAATGCAGGAGGCAATCCAAAACCCTGCCTTGCAAGATACGGTGCGCTGGTACGCGAAGCACGTTCACCAGTTGCCACCGGAGCTGATGAGGGCAATTCTCACTGATGAGGATTTCTTTCAGAAGGCTCTGACAGTGTGGGATAACGAACGGTTCGGGCCAAAGCCTGCAAGCTCGCATGTGGCTTTGCAGGAACCCGCTGTGCGTAGGCGTGACCTCAGACCGGCTAAGCGCTTGGGGATGTGTGTTGCGGGGTGGTCGCTGATTGCCACAGCCTTTGTGACGGCAGCTGTCGTTATCGGGGTGAACCTGTGATGGGCTGGGTGCTGATGGTGGTGGGGGCAGGGTTCCTGTTCGCGCCAGGGATGATTGACCCGCTGGCACCTATCAATGGTGCCTCGCTTATTGGCCTGGGTTTGGTTGCCTGGGCTTCCATGAAACTACTGAAGGGGAGTAACTGATGGCTAGAGCAAGAAGAACCGATCCGGTGACAAGTCAGGAGGCTGCTGACTCTGTGAGCGATGTGACTCAGACACAGGCGTTTATTCTGCGTGTGTTGGAGAAGCGCCCTCGCACTGATGGTGAGCTGATTGAGGCTTACCGCAACTACAAGACGGCACCTCGGGCGAGTGAGTCAGGGATTAGGTCTAGGCGTGCTGAGCTTGTGGGGAAGGGCTTGGTGGCTGATACTGATGCGCGGCAGGTTCTCCCCTCGGGGCGCAGGTCTATCGTGTGGGGTGTCTCACATGGATGAGATTGGTGAGGCTGTGCAGGTGGAGAGGGCTAGGGTTCTTGACATCCTGATTGAGGGTCTACCCGCGGGGATGTATTCAGAGGGTTGGGTTCATTCAATAATTCAGAAGATAGAAGCAGGGAACATGGAGGGGACAGCATGATGGATGTGAGCGCTCATGGGCGTGACGTAAATATCCGGTTGCGGGATGATGTGTGGGCGATGGAGGAGCCTGGGACTTTATCTCTAACTAGGACTCAGGCGCACACGCTGCGCTTGCACTTGAATGCCTGGGCGATTGCCACACAGTTTGAGGACATTGATGAAGATGGCTAACGTTCTGATGGCAGTGTGCCAGCCCATATCCCGTAAGGCTCCTGAGCCTCGACAGCGTACTCAAAACATTGTTCTTTGATAGGGCACTTGTTGCAGAGGTCGCGGGCGATGCGGGTGGTCTGTTCCCGTTCTTCTTTGTTGGGGTAATCCTCGGGAAAGAACACAGCGGGGTTGTCCATACAGGGCACAGAACCAACCTCATTGATGGAGTGTTGCAAGCGCTGGTGCGCGGTTTGTCTGCGGTTGGTCATAGGGTAAGGATAACGGAGAGAGGGTGAATGTGATGAGTGTTGAAGAATTATCTAAGGTGATTGTGGGATCGTGGGGCGCTGACCTTGCGGGTTCAGGTGAGGCCAGAGATGAGGCTTATGCGGCGCTAGATGATGCGCTTGCTCAGGTGGATGAGCTGACGAAACAGAAGGGCTACGAGGTTGCTTTCCAGAAGTGGATGAGGATGGTCGCTTGATAACCGCTGACAGGTTTGTGGCGAACAAGCATTACTTCCCGCAGGGGTGGTTGCTTGCCCGCAGGGGTGGGGTGACAGCGACACAGGTGGCTAAGGCGGCAACGAAGGCAGGGCTTGAACAGGCGGTCACTGACTACATTGATGACACACAAATCCCTGACAATCCTTATATGGCGTTCGGGAGGGACTTTGAGCCGGTGATTGCTCGGGCTGTTCACACGAAGTTTGACATCCTGCCGAACGAGTGGCTTATTAGAAACGATAAGTCACCACACCATTTGGCTACACCTGATGGCCTGTCACCCGATCACACGATGATTGCGGAGATAAAGACTACGGGGAAGGATTGGGCTGATGGTGTTATCCCGATTCAGTACCGCAGGCAGGTGCAGTGGCAGCTTCACGTTACGGGCGCTGAGCGGTGTTTGTTTGCGTGGATGAAGCGGATCGATGTTGGGGGTGTGTTTGCTCCCGCGTGGTTTGAGCCTGAAAGTTTGTGGATGGAAAGGGATGAGGGGATGATTGACGTGTTACAAGATACGGCTGAACAACTATGGAAGAGGGTTAGTGATGGATACAAAGGATAAGAACATCTGGAAGGTTGCCACTAAGTATGTTGAGGATTTGCATGGTGGTGAGCAGCCTGATGACTTGTGGCGTGATTATTGGGAGATTGAGGGGCGCATTTTGGCTGAGAAGGTAGGTAAGTGATGCCTAGTTTTTCGCTCCAGGATTATGAGACTGTTGAGGAGCGTATCCGCCGGTTCTATAGTGACCATCCAGATGGCAGGATCATCACTGAGAATGAGACCCTGCCTGAGTATCGGACTGAAAAACTGTGGGTGGTGAAGTCGCTGGTGTTTTTCTCTGGTGAGGATTTGGAACGCGGTTGCCCTAAAGCGACAGGGCTCGCGTATGAGGTGGATAGCGCTAGTGGGCCTCAAAAATCATCGGCCCTCGAGGTGTGCGAAACCAGCAGCATAGGCCGCGCCCTCGCGAATGCAGGCTACTCAGGGAACAAGCGTGCTTCGCGTGAGGAGATGGAGAAGGTGCAACGGTTCGAGCAGGCAGAGAAAGCCCGTGACTGGGTTGCGGAAGCTAAACTGCTGACCGATAAAGACCGGCTGCGGTTGCTGTGGGGTGAAGCCTCGAAAGCTGGGGCACCACAGGATGTGCTTGATCAGGTGAAGGCGCACGCTGAGGCGCAGGCAGGTGATAAGTAATGCTTATCGCTGAGATTGTGCAGGAGATTGCTGAGCTGACTGTGGAGAACCGCAAGGGGGTTGAGGCGCTTTTCTCTGCCGAGTCTCATTTGGCTGACTGTGAGAAGGCTTTGGATACGGCTGAGGCGAGCGCGTTTCTTGCTGGTGCTGGGTCTGTCGCTGAACGGCAGGCGCGGGCAAAGTTGGAGTGTGCTGAAATCCGGTTTGAGCGTGACCTTGCGAAGGCTCAGGTGAACAGGGTTCGCACTAAGTTGCGGGTGATTGAGTCTGCTTTGATGGCTCAGGCCACTATGTCAAAACTCATGCAGGCTGAGATGAAACTCTGATGCTGAGGGCTTTTATGGATTATCACCGCTTGACAGGTGCCCTGATTATCTTCTTCTACATGTTCGCGCCGATGTTCGTGACTTTGAACGGTACTGAGGTCTTGCGGGCTTCTGGCACCTCGCTTGGGGAGCCTGTGCCTTATACACCAATTGACGGGCTGAGCTTCGAGGGCGTGCCTGTGTTCAATATGGATTCGGCTGGGGGCTTGGTTGTGACCTCTGAGGTGGAGCAGGTAATCGAACGCCCTAATGTGCTGAACTATTCACGCGCGGTGTTGCCTGTCCATGACCCGAAAATCAGTAGCGATTTTGGTTGGAGGGTTGCGCCTTGTGGCGCTTGCAGTAGCGATCATCAGGGAGTGGACTTTGTGCCTGGGGAGGGTAAGCCGGTCATGGCGATCCTGAACGGTGTTGTGGCTGAGGCTGGTATCAATCAGGGTTACGGGTACTGGGTGAAAATTGAACATATTGTGCCGATAACCGAGGGTGAGGTGGAGCGCTGGGTTACTGTGTACGCTCACCTGAAGGCGGGGTCTATCCCTGATGATGTGCGTGTGGGGGGGAACGTGGCTCGCGGTCAAACTCTGGGGGCAGTGGGGGACACAGGCATTTCTACAGGGCCACACTTGCACTTTGAGTTGCACATTGATGGGGTTGTTGTAGACCCGCTGCCGATTATCTCGCAGAGCCAGAGCATGCGGGGTTCTGAAGTGTCCTGGGGTTAGGCTTACGTCATGGCGATCCCTAAGAAGGTTCTGAAGCAGGTACAGGAGCGTGACCAGTATTGCTGGCACTGTGGGCGCGAGGATGACCTGGTGCCACACCACAGAATCAATAGGGGCATGGGGGGTTCAAAGCTTCTCGACATCCCTGAGAACTTGATGATGGTGTGCGGGCAATACAACGGGGATATGGAGGGCAACGCTACTGTGGGCGCAAAGGCGCGAGGGTGGGGGCACAAACTGTCTGTGTGGGAGTCACCTGAACACCCTGTGTTTGATTGTGTGGCTTTCAGGTGGTGGGTGTTGCTGCCAAACGGTTGGAAGATAACGGTGCGGGATATTGGGGAGTTTTGATTGCGCCATCGGGTGTAGGGTGTTGCTATAACTGAAAATTGAGATGGCCCCCCGCGTGGTGGGGCAGGAGGCCATCGTGAAAACCGATGAATAGAGCATCGGCTAGTTACAAGTCTAGCCGGTAGAAGGGCAAGACATGGAGCAATCCATCAGGCTAGAGCGCCGATTCGCAATCATTGATGAGTGGCTGCTTAACCTTGACATTTCGGACAGGGCTGTGAGGCTATACGCGGTGCTTGCTCGCTATGCGGATAGTGAAACTCACAAGGCGTACCCATCGAGGGCAACGCTCGCTGAGCGCCTACGATGTTCCAGGGCTTCTGTGGATCGTGCCGCGCTTGAGCTGGTGGATGCGGGGGCAATGACGAAGAAGCAAAGGCATAACTCCTCGATTGTTTATACCTTGCAAGTGTCATCACCCATGACGATGGGGGTACTCACCCATGATGAGGGGGGGTCATCACCAGTGACGAGGGGGGTCATCACAGGTGATGAACTAACTAGAACCACTGAACTAGAACCAGATAACTATATTGAAAAAAAGTCCAAGAAGGCCACATCAATCCCTGACCGATTTGCCCTGAGCGACTCACTGCGCGAGGCAATGGTGGCGAGGCACCCTTCTTTGGAGTTGGATGACCAGTTGGATGCGTTTGTAGACTTTCATACGGCTAAGGGATCAGTGTTCAAGGATTGGGATGCGGCGTTTCGGACTTGGTGTAGGAACGCGGTGAAGTTTGCGGAGCCTCGGACTGTGATTCATAAGCAGGCTTTGAAGCCCGCGGCGGATGGCCCTGGGAGGCGTGAGTGGGTTAGGTCTTTGCATGATCAGGGTGAGCATTGGGAGTGTCGGCCTGGGGAGTTTGATTGCAAATGATGAAAATTGGTTCTCTGTTTTCTGGCTATGGGGGTCTTGACATTGCTGTGGCTAAACAGTTCGATGCTGAGGTTGCTTGGCATTGTGAGTGGGAGGATGCGCCTTCTAAAATCCTTGCGGCTAACTTCCCTGGTGTCCCGAACTATCGTGATGTGACTCAGGTGGATTGGGCTTCTGTTGAGCCGGTGGATATTCTTACGGGTGGGTTTCCTTGCCAGGATGTTTCTTTGGCGGGGCGTAGAGCTGGGATGGGTGATGGCACTCGATCTGGTTTGTGGAGTGAGTTTGCTAAAGCAATAGAGGTCATTAGACCTAGATGGGTGGTTATTGAAAATGTCAGAGGGTTACTTAGCGCAAAGGCCGGTGGCGATGTGGAACACTGTGCGTGGTGTATGGGAGAAGCCGGAGACGGTGAGCCTGCTTTGCGAGCACTTGGAGCTGTTCTCGGAGAGTTGGATGACCTCGGGTACGATGCGGAATGGCGTGGTGTTCGAGCTTCCGATGCAGGAGCGCCCCACCAGCGATTCAGAGTCTTTGTTATTGCGCACCCCCGCGGCTAGTGAGGCTGAGCGTGGTCATCAGCCTGAGGAGAAGGCTAGGGCGCGTGGCGGACAGGTCACTTTGTCAGGGCAGCTGAATTATTCGTCGCGCTTTGACCGCTTTGAGCCTGCAGTGAAACGCTGGGAGCAGGTAACGGGCATGGAAGCTCCTGCACCTACTGAGCCTGATGGTAAGGATGGCGCTCACAGGTTGTCTAGCAAGTTCACTGAGTGGATGATGGGGTTGCCGAAGGGTTGGATTACTGGCCTGGGGTTGTCGCGTAAGGATGAGTTGAAGGCTTGCGGGAATGGTGTGGTTCCCCAGCAGGCTGAGCTTGCGTTACGGTTACTGATGGAGGGGAAGAAGTGATGGAGCCGATGATTGAAGTGAGGGCAAGTGGTTCTCAGGAGAGATACTTGAACACCTACCCTGGGGATGTTTTGATTCGACCTTTGCGGGGCTCTTTGAGGACTGTGGGGGGTTATGTCGTTTTGTCTCCTGAGGAGGCTGAAAGTTTGCGCAGTGAGTTGCATCATTGGTTAGAGGGGGTTGTGTGATGCATCCGGTTATTGAGGTTGGTGGGGCGCGTGTGTTTTTAGGTGATTGTCGTGAGGTGTTGAGGGGTTTGCCGGATAACTCGGTGGACTCGGTTGTTACTGATCCGCCCTATGAGTTGGGGTTTATGGGGAAGAAGTGGGACTCCTCGGGTATTGCTTATGATGTGAACCTTTGGATGGATTGTTTGCGGGTGTTGAAGCCTGGTGGTCATATTTTGGCGTTTGGTGGGTCGCGTACTTGGCATCGGTTGGCGGTGGCGATTGAGGATGCTGGGTTTGAGATTAGGGATAATATCGCCTGGATTTATGGGAGCGGGTTTCCTAAGTCTTTGGATGTGTCTAAGGCGATTGATAAGCGGGCTGGGGCTGAGCGTGAGGTTGTTGGCAAAGATATCGCTGGCAACGGTCTTGGGTTGCTAGATAGGAACAGCACTATTGGAGGCGAGTTTGATTTGACAGTGGCTGCCACTAATGAGGCTAAGCAGTGGCAGGGGTGGGGTACTGCGTTGAAGCCTGCGTTTGAACCGGTTGTGGTGGGGCGGAAACCGTTGGTGGGGACTGTGGCGGAGAATGTGCTCGCGTGGGGTGTGGGTGGGCTGAACATTGACGGCTCACGGATTGCCGGTGATGTTCCGAGCGTTCCACAACCGAAAACAGGTGGAGGGATTTTTAGTGGCAAGGGCGGTAGAAACGGCGAACTATCTTCTGCGCCTCAGGGTCGTTGGCCTGCGAATGTGATTCTTGATGAGGTGACGGCTGGGTTGCTGGATGAACAATCAGGCAATGTCAAAGGCCAGGTTGGAATGACTAAGACAAAGGGCGGACACAGGTTTATTGAGGGCGATACGGAAACTGTTCAGAAGTTCGATTATAGCAAGACTGACAGCGGTGGGGCTTCACGGTTTTTCTATGTAGCTAAGGCTTGTAAGCGTGACCGCAACGAGGGGTTAGAGGAGGGCAACGGGCACCCTACGGTGAAACCCACACAGCTAATGCGTTACCTGATCAAGCTTGTAACACCACCTGGGGGAACGGTCCTCGATCCGTTCACCGGCTCAGGGTCTACAGGTAAAGCCGCCTTGCTTGACGGGTTTGGGTTTTTGGGTGCGGAACTTACTGAAGAATACCTGCCGATTATTGAGGGCCGGTTGCGTTGGGCTAACGAACAGGAGGGGGAAACTGATGAGCGCTTATTCTGAGAACTTTTGGGCGGAGGAAATGGCTATCAATTTGGAGGAGCTGGAGACGGAAAGGCCCACACACCCTTATCAGGTGAAACTAAGGCGCAAACAGAACAGGGCAGCTGACAAGTATTGGGCTAACCATAGGTTTCTTGCCAAGTATGAGGTGCCTCGCTCGATGATTCCGGCAGTGAAGCAACCGGAACAGGTTGAGGTGAAACACGAACCAGAGATTGAGCAGGCTCCTGTGAAATCGCGTAAAGTTAGGGGCTATGAGTTCACTGATCGGCAACTTGAAATCGCTGCTGGTGTTTTAGATGCCCAGGATTCAGTGCGAGCGTTGCGGGTTTGAATGGGATTTGAACAGCACGCGACAGAAAACGGTTTTGTGTGTTTCTTGTAGGGCACGAAAGGTGCAGACAGTTCACACGAAGAAGGGCAAGTGTTTGCCCTGGCATGGTGGGTTCGCTAAGGATGATGTGACACCGCTGGATGATGATGGGCAGCCTGTGTTGCCTGGTGTCAGGGGTTGTGGGCATAGTGATTGTGTGAACCCGTCACACATTATCAAATGGGAAGGGAATGAGAATGGTTAAGAATGAGGCTCTGATTGAGGTCACTGGTTGGCTGAATGATGTGAAGCAGTTTGATTGGGGTGTTGCGTTGAAGGTGAGCGTGGATGTTCGCAAGAAGAACCACCAGGATGAGTGGGAGACGGTGGACAAGACTATTTACGATGTGACTACTGATGAGGTGCCTGATGTGCAGGGCGCAAAGCAGGTCACTGTGACGGGCCGGATTACTGGCACTAATACTTTCAGCAAGCGTGATGGGTCTACGGGTGCCGCGGTGAAGGTGCGTGCCTCGAAGATTGTTTCTGTGGGTGACAAGGTGCAGGAGGCGGCGATCATGGAGCAGTGGCCTACGGCGAAGATTGGTCAGGGTAAGCCTGTGGATGAGAACACTCCGTTCTGATGTTTGGGTTTCTGATCCTGAGCGGGATGGCTACCCTTTACTTTCTGCTTGCGCGGGAGGCTGAGGGGTTGCTTGCCGGTTTCGGGTTTGTGGTGTCTGCGGTGTTGTATTTGTTGGCGTTTCTGAATGTTGTGAGGCCGAAAAAATAGTTTGAGAAAGTTTGTGTTTTGGCTTGCGCCCTGACTGTATACGGTATACACTAGAGACATAAGCCACAACGAAAGGGAAACAAAATGTTTGCAATCGCCCAAGATGTCAACGTAGTAGATAGCTTCACAAACCAGACTG